TGGAATGGCGGATAATTCTGAACTTTTGCCAACGGACCGGTACGCCTGCTCTAAAGAACATAATCAATTTCGCATTCGTAAAACAAAGCCCGAATTTTGGAATCGTTGGTTTGCCTCGGTCGCTACGGCGTGGCTATCAGGTTCAGCCACAACATTTAGAACTGCGAAAAGTTATCTTCCTTCTATTGCTGACAATATGTTGCCTACTAAAAATGTATTAATCCCCCTTTCTCAAAATTTACCACATCTAACCGCCATCAGTGCTACAGGAATTCAGTTAATAACAAAAGGATTTGCTCGTTGGCACGTTATGCCATTAGATAGTTTTTGGGATAATTTTAAAGATACCGGCTACGACTCCGAAGATTACGAAAATGTAGAAAATAGACAAGCGTTGGCAGCCGAATTTATGTCAACCGTCGTACCTGATATTGCGTGGCAGGCGGACGGCGTACGCGCGTTTGCCCTTGCCATGAATAAATTTTTAGAATATCAAATGCTTCCTATAAAATATTCAAATAGGGAAGAAAATAGGGATAACCATGATGATAGTATTAAAATCAGCGACGGATTTACATTAGGAACAATTTTATATAAAAGTAAAGGTGACATACCGTTTGACCGTAATGACTTTGGTCTTAGAAGTCTATTCATGAAACCAGAAGTTTTTAACATATATTTAGGGAAACTTTTTGGTAACAGTTTACGAAAGGTAGAAGTTGCTACAGACTACGCAGAGGCAGGTGCATTAGTCTATGATATTCATAATCACCCATTAGCAGTCGGCATTTCTCAGGCAAAATTCAAGGACCATTTACGCCGCCATAAAAGGTTTCCCAAAGACGCAATTCCCTGCTATTGGCGGGACTGTAATAAAACCCTTGCCCTTACAGAAATCCATCATATTCTTGGGCGTGAAGCATATGGAGCGTGGTTTGGCGGGGCGGAAGCAATACCAATGTGGCAGGGATTTGCCCAAAGCGATGTCACCCTTATGGATACGATTTTTTCTACCGAAGGTATGGAGGCAAAGAACTTTTCCTGCTGTCCTGTATGTTTATCCTATGTCCGCCGTGAAGACGGATGTATGTTTATGCACCATCAATGCCCTAACTTACAAACACCGTATTCTGTAGACTTATATAATAAATATAAGGATAGATTTAATGAGTTATGGTGGTGTACGTTGTGCGGTCGTGTATGCCAAGAGCACCAGCGAGAAGATCATCCTGAAGATATTGTCCCTGCCCATCACGCCCTTGGACCGGCTGACGGTCCTCGTACCAATTTGATTCGTCCTGGTGCTGGTGCCTCGCCATTTTCCAACGACTGTACCGCCTTCGGTGGTGGTATGCTATTAGAGAAATTTATCCGTTTCCAGAAAATCCGTGAAGTGGCAAATATTCTCAAAGCCCAGATTGGTAGAATAACACTGGAGGCTGCTAAGAAATATATGATAGACCAGGTGTGGAATTCTCCCCTTAATATTGACCCTATGCTAAGAGCCCATTTACAAACCCTGCTTACCGAAAGGCGATTTAATATTCCAACGACCGCCTTCCCTAATCGTCCACCCGCGCCTCCAGAAAACAATAATCTTGTTTATCCTAATGTGCCTCGGAATGGTGCCGCTGGGGATGTGTTGCTCCCCATTCTTCTTCCTGAAGGTGATGATGCTACAACTATGGATACGGTAAGACCAGCGATTCAATTTATACATCGGCGCCAAAACGGTGAAGTCAATACTCATGCGGATGAATACATTGGGCTAGAAGGTTTGTTTAATCTATTACAATCTCGTAACGATGAATATAGACAGGGGCGAGGAGGGGATATTGGTATGTGCTGGAACTATCCTACTTGCGATGCCAAAATTCACCCGCAAGAAATTCAAGCTATTCTTACTCGCTTGGATACAAATGCCGCTGATTATCCTGAAGTCACGGCAGAGAACAAAGCCCGTTACAGGCAAATTTACGACGTCTATAGAAATAATTACAATCGTAAATTCCAACAGCGGGGCGGTACACGGCGCCGTGGTCGCCGTAGGCAGCACGGAGGTGACGGCGGGGCTACACCATTTTTCGTGGAGGCGAATGATGCCCAGTGTATGTTACCGCGTAGAGGGAACGCTTCAGTGCCGGTGGCACGTAAGCGTAAAACTCTACGGCGTCGGCGATCTACAAGGGGGCGTCGCTAATCTAAACCAATATTAAATCATATAGGATAGAATGTCTATTAAATATGACGCTGCCCTTATCCACGCCGCTTTTGAACAAATAGCCAACCGTAAATTCAAAGATGACGCTGAATTCTTACATACCTGTCGTATGGAACTAGAGCCCTACATCTTTGGCACCCTTAACCACCGCTACGGTGCCGAATTTCAAAAATACTGGGACAATTCTGTAATTCCTAACAATATGAATAAGAGTGTAGTTATTGTTGAACGCCGGTGCCACCCCAATCTCCGCTTTTGTCTCCAAAACGCCGCATACTATGCTCGTGGCTGGGCTATCACTGTCGTCTGTAGCGATGCCAATATAGCGTATGTGAAGGCGTGTGCGGGGTAGCAAGTAGGCTCGACTCGTAGTATTCCATCCTTCAAAGGATTCGGTACGCCTGAATCAGGCAAGACCGAATACAACACTGTTCTCCAGCAGTCGCACTTCTGGGAACTTTTTCTAGAAGATAATTTATTGATGATGGAAACAGATACCTATCTGACGAAACCATTACCCGCCGAACTTTTAGCATACGACTACGTTGCCTCCAAGTGGCCGTGGGCACCTGACGCCGCCGGTGGTGGCGGACTCTCCTACCGCAAACGCTCCATGATGAAATATGTATGTTCTCAGAATTTTCCCATTCAAAAAGCACAAGATTGTTTTATTAGCGATGCCGTGGAAAAGCTCCATTTTCTATCGCCGACCATGGAGGAATCCAAAGCGTTTTTTGGTGAATTTGCTTTTGTCGGCACGATGTGCGGAACCCACCAGTGGTGGACCGGCATTCGGTCCCACAGTCTAGATACGATTGCCGACGCCCTTACTCTTTCTTTGGTTTAACTGGCTTTGACGTATCTGTTTTCTTCTTTGGCGCCTCATAACTACACGTACCACAGTGATCAACATTTGCCCAATCAATCTTAATTTTATTCTTTTTCATATCTGTGAGCGACCATCGTCCTAGAAGTGCCGGTTCCCTAGATATAATAAATATACGAAAGAGTTTACGAAACATTGTTTACAATCTTATACATTGTAAACAATGTTATCAAATTTTTGTCGGTATTATTAAAACGGTGCCCTGATATCCGGTGGAGTCTTCGGTTTACCCGCATCATCGCCACTTCCCCAACCAGGATTCGGCGGCGCCCGTGGAGGATCCAAGTGCGTAATCACGTACTGGAGTGGCGCCGGTTTAATCGCAAAACTATATGTTCCAAACCTATTCATATACGATTTCAACTGTTTGCCTTTGCTAAAAAAGTTCATCGCGACAAATTGAATACCCAACGCGTGAGCCCCTTCCTGTGAAAAATCGTTAGACTCGGCTATTGGCTCTTCACTAAACGGTGCCACAAACGTAAGATTCATCAAAATCTTCTTCTTTGCGTCCGACGCCTGGTCGCCCGAAATTGTTTGAAGCTGTCCCGCAGGATACTCCAACTTGATACCATCCTTCAAAGAGAAATTCACGAACTCCATAAATTTACCTGTACCTCGAACATTGGATACAATGATCACTTTCGAGAAAAGCTGGTCAATCGGCACCTTGAAAAGCCGGTCAGCTCCACGGCAATTGTTAAACGCTAAATCTAGTCTGTACGGTGTAATGACTGACTGAAGTGCCTCGGCAGTACCGTCAAATGTTGACAGACGGGGGTTGCCGCGGAAACGTAAGTAGAGTATGAGCGGGTCTTGATGACCGGGATTGGTTGTTGTTTGAAGTGCCTGGGCAACAAGCGCCTCAAGAACATTGACAAACGGCAGCGCATTGAGCGTTGTACGGCGCCACAAGCTACCGGATTCCACCGCCTGAATAATAGGACCAAAGTTACCACCCGCCTCCATATTTGGCCATAAATCAAACACAAACGCCCGTGCTCCACCCGCTACCGCCAGACGCGCCGCATCCACCGATACCACGCCGTTCACCGCAGGGAAGAAAATGCCACTCGCATTTGCCGTACATACGTAAAAGTTTGTAAATGGTAGATTGTCCTTCTTATAGCCCTGGCTGACAAGGGCGTTATATAAAGCCGGTAATCCTTTGCGACTCGGATTATTTATATTATAGTTATCTGACGCCTTCACGTTATTACGAATAATACGGGCAATATTATACGGAGTTTCCAAGTACTGCCGGTAATTTATCCACCACGCAATAACCGAAAAGGCAATAACCACCACAATCAGCAAACCCCAAAATGGAAATCCAGGATCCTTTGAATCAATCGTATACGTTCGCGCCCCCTGGGAAAACATAGAAAAGGCATCGGTCAACTTATCGCCGAGAGCAATTAGTTTTTTATTCCAAATCGGTGGCGCCGCTCCCGTCTGTACTGTCGCCATTCTAGCGTGGTAGGTCATTATTTTTTACCACCCGACCCCGAAAGAAGTGCGTATGCCAATGCCATTTTATCAACCGCCGACAATTTGGCAGCAGCTTTTGCCGCCGCATCATCCACTAACCCATTCATCTTCGGTGCTTCTAACATAAACTTACGTGCCTCTTCGGCAATCGTTGTATAGATATTATCAATCCCCGTATTCTGCGACTTCACCGCATCATAGCTCGGTATATTCGGACCCGCCGTAAGACGGGGAGTTGAGCGACGGGCAATATGTTCGCAAATCATCACCGTGAGCGCCGCCAAACAATCGCGTCGTCCCTTTGCCCCCAATTTATTCCACGTCATCGACATTGTATTAAAAATACCCGCCCGTTCATCCGTTGACAAGAACGCTACATCATTCGCAAGGTCCTTCATCACATCAATCAAAAACCACATCACGCTTTTCCGTTGTTTGGGGGTCAGGTAACTCGGACCGCGCTCCTTCACCGTTGGCTGTTCTGTCTGCCCGTCCAACGTAATAAACCAAATAACCCAGAAAAGCGCACGGTTGAGATTTGTAGCACGACACGCCGCCTCAAACTCATTTCCAATCTTCAACAAGTCGTTGCTTTCTATTCCCGCCGCCCACGTACGGCGGGTACTTAACTGATCCACCACGCCCTGACCCGTCCGAAATCGGGTACGCATAGCCTCGGCATCACGAAAGCAATCGTCAGACGTAGGAAGTTTCGGCAGTTGGCGTTTTTCCGACAGGACCAGACTTGAGACGGCTTCCGCTACGTGATAGCGTACTTGTGGTGTATTTCGTATTGCCTTTGTTGATTCGCTACTTCGTGCCCATAACGCTCGTATATGGGTAGCCGAATGAACCCATGACATACACCATGCCGGATTATTTGCCGCCACGTGCGTCGCCCACGCGTGAACCAGCGCCGCCTCCAACTTCCCCAGTCCCTGCTCGGAACATACTAATTCTGCTGCCCAACGCTGGGAACGTACCATATCACCCGCACCAATCGCTTTTACGAGCGAATTGACCACATCACCCCAAGCATAACCACACAAGGTATGTTTGTTTGTAGCCTTCGGCTCCATATCTTATAATACGTTGCGAAATCTGGTGGCGTGTTGCGTACGCACGGACCCCCATTTGTATTTTGAAAACATCTAATAGGAATGGGACTCAAGTGGTTTGAAGGTATTGATGCTCTGGATACTATCCAGGTTATCCTAGTGGTCATTATATCTATACTTCTGGCAAACTATCTATATGTCCGCTGGATGATGACAGGGAATCGCATTACCGAGCTGGACGACATTGAGGCATTTGCGAATCCCGATGACTCGCCCGAGGCGAACATTGTCGTACTAGGGAACGAGACACTCTATGATAAATTTTACGCCAAAATCTACGATAAGATTGTGGACGGCGCCTTACGTCAGCAACAAGAAGTAGGACTCACACTTGTTTGGGCAAAGGGGTACCGACCCGAATTGAAGACAATAGAGGTCCTGGACATCGGCTGTGGAACCGGCGGTGACGTGGAAGAGTTTAAGAAGGCGGGGGTCGGCAAGATTGTCGGTATGGACGCCTCGGATGCGATGATTGAAGTTGCCCGTAAGAATTACCCTAAGAACGATTACCGAGTCAAAGAAGCCGAAAATATCGGCTCTTTTGCCGCAGGTGAATTCAACCTTGTCACAATGTACTATTTTACCTATTACTACCTGCGCGACCGCGACCAGGTATTCCGTAACATTTTCGGTTGGCTCCAACCTGGCGGCTGTTTTGTAGTCCACCTTGTCAATCGCGAGAAGTTTGACCCAATTCTAGAAGCTGCCTCGCCGTTTGTAGCTTTTAGCGTACAAAAATATGCCAAAGAGCGTGTCACCCGGAGCAAGGTCACCTTTAATAAATTTGAGTACGAAGCCGACTTCACGCTGGACGATAATCGCGCCGAGTTCCGCGAGGAGTTCCGTTTCAAGGATACAAAAAAGATGCGCCGTCAGGTCCACCATCTTCGTATGCCCAAAATGGACGAAATTGTTGCCGAGATTGAGGCAAACGGCTTCACGTACAAGCAGTTTATTGACCTTACTCCCATCGGCTATGAGTACCAGTATCTATTCTGTTTTGTCAGATAGTCTGCTTCAACGAGGTGGCGACGCACCTCACAAGACTTGTAGAAAGATTCTTTGCTGCGGCTTGTTTGTAGTCAAAAGAGCATCTATGCTCTTCTGCGTACCTATGCTTTCCGCAGTAGCGATGTCCACACTTACACGCCATATCACTCAGCAGTAGTTTCACCTTACAATCGGCGTGATTACAGCGATTCGGATTCTTGGGTACCGCCTGGGTTTCTAACATTAGTTGTGGAGGGTGTGTGGCGGTTTGGGTGATGGAGAGGAAAAGGGGCGAATTGGGTGTCATTGCGGGGGTGGTCATCCTAGCTGGGCTGGTGGATTTCTGGAGATGTGGAACG